TCTTATTTTGTATGCGTTCTCTGTGAATTCAAAATCTTCTACCATAATAGGCTCGACCACCACATTTCACCAGCAATCACTCTAAATTCATAAATTCCGCATTCAAGTTCTGGCGAAATAGAATCACCATTATATGAGTGAAAATAAAATCCTTCGCTAAACACACTATCAATAGTAAGCGTTATTTCTTCCCATACGCCTGACCCATAAACCGATATCTCGCATCTTTCAATATTGCCTGATGAAATTATCTGAAACGGTAATAAGGAATATGTATTTGTCACTAAAGCAGGACAACAATCACCTGAATAAGTAATCTTATTCCGTGAGATGTAGCTCATCCACGGCTGCGGCTCTTGCTTATGGCAGTTAAAGATTGACATAAACAATCGTTTTAAAAATGACCATATTTTTTTGAACATTTAACATAATGCTATAACTGTTTTTTCATCTGAATCTGCCGAACATCCGCCGCCACTGCAACACTGAACTTTATAATAGAATTGTATTCCGTCCTGCGATCCTGCCCAATAATCATCGTATTCGGTTGTCATTACATTATCAACAAGCACCCAATTATCGGCAAGTGAATTATCGGGCTTACGATAAAGTTTATAATAAGTTGCTCCCGCAGATGCGTTCCATGTAACGTGAATAGGATCACAAGTTGAAAGTTGCGAAGCCCCTATCATTGTCGTCGCAGCAGGAACAGCCGGAGGCGCAGGAGGAACACCGCAATCACCCGGATCAGTGGCAACAATCGGATCATTGTTATTATAAACAATCACCCATCCGTCAAGTGATGAATCTTCAAGGTTAAACTTAATTGAAGCAAATGGCTCGGCAAGGTCAGCTAAATCAACTTGGTAAACCGTTCCTGCGGGTATCATTATTTCCTGACATACTTCACCGACCGCGCTTCCGTTCCAGAATATCCAATAGTAAGTATCAACTAAGTTAGGCTCAGAAAGGATGCTTATAATTTTAGTATATGAAGGTGCGTCAATTCTTATGTTAAGGTTTTTGGTTCTTTCAGGTAATTCAACTTCAGTGTTTTTATCTTCACCGTAAACAAGTGTAAACTCAATAAGTCCATCAGGGTGACGCGAAGCACGGGAAACATAGGCTTTTTGCCCGCCGAACCATGTCTCACCTAATTCAGTTGTTATATAATCCCTTGCATCATAATTATCTTCGTAACAAACAACAGCTTTTAATTCTTGTTGTTTTGTGCGACGGACGGAAATAAAGTCATAAGCAATACCCTGGATGTATCCGGTTAATAAAACCCTGCCATGTATAAAGAATGACCTCAGAAGATCACCCCAGGAGTTAGGGTAGTTATACGATCCAAAGGCTGACCCGTAGGCCGTGCCATAATAAACCCTGTAATCTGTGCCGTCGTATTCCGTGGCAAGAATCACCCACCCGTCGTCTGAGATATTACTTACAAGGTCAGGATCAGCAGCGCAGGTCTGAATATAAGACAAATCAGTCGTTACTTTATTTGAATACGATGCCGTTGCTTTTGCATCTACACAGTCAGAATCATAGCTTATCGTATGTTCCACGTATCCAAAGTCACCGCCTTCCATGAAGGCAAATTTTTCATACTTTGGCATATCGTTTTTGACATACGAATATTTATTCATCCTCACGGCCATCGGTTCCGCCGTCAGGTCAAGCCCTGCACCACCTTCCCAGAAGTCATAATGCTCGATTCTAAACGTCGTGCCGTCGTAATGCCAATAGAGATTATACATCCTCAGAATCTCCATCATTTCCTTAAACGACATCATTCCGACGGTAGCAGGATTAGACGAAAGCGGACGTTTGATATCCGATTTCTGGGCAATCATTAAATGCTGATACTGGTTCACGCCACCCAATACAGGATTGGTAGCATTATTCAAGAACCAGCTCACAACTGTAGCCGTAGGCTCAATAGATTCAACAAGGTATTCAATGACATCAATCAGCCACCGGCAACGGGTATAATCGTATTCATAAGTCTTGGCCGTGACAGTAGTTGGTACAACAGTTAAAATATTATGTTGTTGTTCGCCGTAGAGATCAAAGTTTATGTAATCATCATAAGGCTTTGGCGTAATGTCATAAGTGCAGTTATCGAGATCAAAAACACCATCTGAAGTTGAAAAATATCCTGTCCAGTATTCATGATAGGTATCTGCTCCTGAATCCTTTTGTTCTATTTCTAATATCAGTCTTTCGCATGGAGTTGTAGCTTCAATAAGATAGAAAAGTGAAAAATCATCACTGCCGTTATTGTCAGTGAATCTTAATGTATTACTAAATGAAGTCCGCACCTGAGCAACAGAAACACGCTCATCAATAAGCGTAGTCTGACGGAAGTTCAAGGGAAATACCTCAATCCGTGAACTCAGTGCAGTTATATAGAACCTATAATTCATTTGCGGATGATTCTCGTTTTATTGCCTCGCTTTTCTATTCTCATATTTGGATAGTCCTGAACATTTGGACGTGACATGATAAATTCATTCTGCCGGATAAGCTGATACTCGACTTTATCCAGTCGTTCGCTTAGTCCGTTTACATCAATATTGATATTATTGACCGCATCACTCCGGTCAACAACCAGGTTATCACGATTGAAGTTATTCACTATCTCGGTGAATGCTTTACCATACTTAGCAGAAGCACGGCGATTCAATACACCGAACATCTCGCCACGCTCAACCTCGACATGATCCGTAAATCTCTCCCCCCCCTCAGAATGTCTTTTGCCCGTAATCATTCCGGTATCAGTACCAACACCCCCCTCGGCAAGTTTTGTTACTTGTGCAGCTTTTGTTTTTGCAGCTACAAACGTTCCCCACATTGCAGCAATCGCAGCAATAGAAAGTATCTGACCAATAATAGGCATCTTAGCATACGCCTTAATAATATCCGCCGTCGCCGTTACAAGACTTGAAATCTGCATAGCAGTATCCAGCGCCCTTTGGGCCTTTAGGGCCTTCTCTTCTTCTTTTAGTGCTGTTGCGCGGGCAACTTTTAATTGTTCGAGTTCTTTCCTTTTAGCATCGACATTATTAGCAAAACCTTCCTCCATTAGTCGAGTTTCGGTATCCAATGCCCTCTGAGTTTCGGCTATCTGAGTATCATAAAGTTCGCGTGTACGCTGTGCGTCTTCAAGTCGTGCAGCGAAAATATCATCCAATGTATTTTTAATCGTATCAATGCTGTTCTTTATGGCCTCCTGCGCTTCAGGCGAATCCCCTAATCCGATAAAATCCCAAATAGTTCTCTCGGCCTTTAAACCCGTAAGTTCTTTATCAATCAGCCCTAACTGAAGCTCAAGCAATTCAGCCTCCTGTTTGAGAATCGGGTCCTGAGAAGATTTCAACAAATCAATCCGTGCCTGTATCCATTTCTTCTGTATCTCAAGCTCCTTTTCTCCTGTAAGTTCTCCGGCAAGTTCAGCAGTTTTAAGGTCGAGTTCTTCGCGGAAATCTAAGAACTTCATCCGCTGCTCAATAGCCTTATCATAGGTCTCGGTCCAGAAATCAGTTGTTGCCTGTTGTTCCTGTCGTGTTGCTATTTCTGCATCCCTGATAGCCTTTGCCCGTAACCCTTCAATCCATTTATAATGATCTTCGGTAAGTGTGCCAAGTGATTCGAGATGCGCCTGAAGCATGTCATATTGCCGGAGTTGATAGTCGCGTTCGGCCTCAATCTTTTCAACACCTGTCAACTGATCAATGACAGCATTTTCATAGTCATCACGGAGTTTTAATGATGCTTCAACAAACTTCTCAAGGTTCTTTTCACGGTCATTAAGCGTCTTTTCTTCTTCTGTGGCTATCCTGGTTCCGGCAAGCTCTGCCATTGTATTAGCTCTGATTGTACTCCGCGTAACTTCTATTTGCTTTTTTCCCACAGCATCCAAAGCATTAACGATCCGTTCGCGCACGGGGTCTGTTAACTTGCCGAAGTCTTCATAACTATCGGACATGTTCTTTATCTCAGGGGGTATTGCTGCAATGGCCGCCTTTAAATCATCAACCCTTTTAGTATCAATTTTTCGAGATGTTTCTACCCAAACTTCACCTATATATTCACCAACAGGTACGCCCTTCTCAGCTTCGGCTAAATCTTTAAGCAAAGACTGGTATTCAGCCATTGCATCCTTATTTTCATCAAATGTCTTTGCACTACGAAGATTATTAACGATCAATTCATTAACTCTCTTTTTCTCTGCTTCCGAAATATCGGCTGAATATCCCAAAATCTGTCTCGCTGCGTCGAGTTCTGCATCAACTCTAATCTGTAATAACTCTATCCCTGCTTTCTCTCCTTCTTCTGCGATACGGATATATTCCTCTGCTGCTTCTTTCCGCTCTTTATAACCTAATCCAGTATTGAGATAAATCTTCGCTAACTCGGTCATCCGTATTTCGCGGTCCGTTTCCTCTAACCTCAACTGCCGTTCCCTGTCCCCAATAGCATCAAGAGCTTCAGCATATTCAATCCCCGCCCGTCGCGCTTCAGCTAATCTCTTACCCAAATCAGACCAGTTCCCTGAAGCAACTGAACGGCTTAGTTCGTCAACTGCAAACTTTATCCCTGTAAGTTCCTGTTTCAGAAAGTCGCCCGTCTGTTGAGTAGAGTTCATTACTGCATTAAATACCTTCAGCGCAGCATGAACAGTAAGATATGAAGCGGCAAGTTTCTTCAGGCCGCTGATCATTGTGTTATTATTCTTTTCCTGGCGGGTCTGTATTTTTTCAGTTTCGAGTCCGGCCTTATTGTACTCTTGCAATGTTTTCCGTGCCTCGGCAATCTTACGGTTATACTTTTCTACTCCTTCAATCGTAAAGGCCTTTTTGCGCTTTTCTTCGTAATCTTTCAAAGCATCGATCGTATCCTCAATAAGTCCCTTTGTGCGCACCTCCCCCTTTTGGATGGTCTTTTGCATCGTAGTAGTAGCCTGAGTAACCTCCTGAGTGCTTTTTATGTACTGTGAATTATCCGCTACTATCTCAAGTTCTATGCGCTTCATTTTCTTTTCCGCTTTTGTTCCTCAATCCTTTTCTTTTGATCCTCTGCTCTTCGTTCATAGTTTGTCAGAAAAGCAAAGAACTCAAACACGTCAAACCTCGTCAGCCGGTCAATCTCCGAAGGCTCACCCCCGCAGACAACATATAACAGATCAGACCAGTATTTTTCATTTTCAACTAACTCTAAGTAAACATTCCTTACTCCTTTTCGCTCTCCTTTTTTAAAGTATTTCGGGTAATGAGTCTGTAGGCTGGCATCCAACCGTCCACTAAGCTGGCTGCCAAGTGAAAGAAAGGGCTTACCTCCAGTTCTTTTGACCAGCACTCTATTTTTTCACGCATCTTTTTCTCATCAATGACCGTTGTATCTTCGTCCTTTTCATTGATAAACAACGCACACAAACGGAGTGCGGCAGGGTCTTTCTCTTCGATCTGACCTACACCTGCTAAAATGTTGTAAAGCGTCACAGACACATCAGCATAATTCTTTGAGGTCTGCATCAGGTCGTAGCACTTCTGAACATCTTTAAACAGATCGATAAAAGTACGTGAGAACCCAAACTCAATCGATAATCTCTGAAGTTCACGGTAACGGTTAAACGAAAGCGAATCCTCTACAAAGAAAGTCCGACCTCCGCAGGTAAATTGTTTGTCTTTCAGGTTAAGGGTTTTAAGTTCCATAATTTATTAATTTGTCTATAAATAATACTGTTAAAATAACGGCACTGATAAAAACAATGTGATCAAAAAAGTTATATGAATGAAAATTAGCTATAAGGTAATACCATAGCGCACACTGCCCGGAGAAGCACGCCATACATCCACCTGCAGGTTTGTACAGCCAATCCTGTTTCATCTTCTGTATCAGTCGTCCGTACCAGCCAAAGATCATGCCCTCTTCAGTCAGAAGAATAAACACATAAGCTACTATCGCAACTTTTAAGAAGTCTAACATTCCGTGCATCCTCCGGGTGCGGGTTCAATACATTCGGTTATTATATGAAACCTCGTTATAACGTCCAAAGCAAAATAATCGTATGGAATCATAAGATACTGAGAATGAAGTTCATCAAACGTGTACTTTGAAAATATTGCCGGTGATCGCGGGACCTGGGACTGAACCGTGACCGATAAGGCTAACAGATCCCCGACGTTCTGCGGCATCGCTGGCAGGGCTTTCAGGATAGAGATAATATAATCACCCGACGATCCACATCCCCCCTCAATGAGTTTATAATTTAACCAGCAAACCAACCGCAGTCGGCTCTCGTAATAAATCCTATTCCCCTGCTGACGACTGAAAGTAAACGAACCGTCCTCGAAGAATATAACAGACCTGCGTTTACTCGAAGGCATCAATTCATCATAACACCCTTCGACGCAATCCTCATCAGTCATATCGCATGAAACAGGAAACCGCTTAACAGCTTCGCCCTGTTTCATCTGGGCTATTTGTGTCATGCCCGCTATCTTATCCACCCATGCAAGCGGAGTGAGATAACCGACTATTATATTTGCTATTTTGCTATTCATCCCACTTTGCGACTAACCAGTTTTCAAGTATCTCGCTTACTTCATTTATTTCTTCATTTGAGAGCATCAGAATATCGCCCCTTCGGTCAGTATTACCGGCCAGCTTTGTGTTCTGTTCGTCCGAGAGAGTGCTTAACCGTGCCAATCCCTGCCGGTGTTCATCATCAGAGCTTGTGACCTGGATATCTTTCATCATCTCGCCGGTCCACGTGAAGTCAACAATATCAGTCCGTCGTCCGTGAAGTTCACGGAATTGTTTATACCCGCCTTCAAGTTCAAACACTCGTGCTGGTCTACCTCCTTTATTTACCGTTACCCACTTCAGGTCTTTTCGCTTTTCTTTTGACCCGGTCAACTGATTACAGACTGCGACACTCATGTATTTTGATGAGCAGTTAACAAGCATTGGTTTCTCTGAGTAAGGCGCAAATGCCTCACCCTCGGCATTCTTTCCTGTCTCGGTTACTCTTTGGCGGATAAGTGTATTAGCCGACTGAGCCACCTGCAACATGACAACGCCAAACTCACCGACAGTTTCGACGGTGATCTGATTCATGTATTTTATGGCTTCATCTGCGGTCATATCCTCTGTGATCTCATACGCATTCCGTGAGGCGAACGGCAAACAATACAGTCGTTATCTTCCATTGAAGCGGCGATCCAATCCAAAAGAACATTATACCGTTCAGCATAATAAATTCGGTTTTCATTCAGTTGTTCAGTGCCTAACAGTGTATAACGGCTCACCTCAGTTGATCCCATGATGTAGGTCGTAAGGAATTCGCCTGTTTTGTACCATATCGCATTTGCAATTGCCCGGTCAACATCGTTATTAATGAAGTCAACATCATCTTCACAAAGCCTCGCCAATGGGTCGCAGGTGAAGTTACCATGCAGAATCATCCCTGAAGCCTTCTCTGAGATAGTCCAGTCCTCGCGGTCATTCAGATCAGCCCCATAAACACCGCCTATCATGGCCCACTCTGTCCAGCCTTCGCGCGAATCTTTGTAGCATGGATTATCAATATTGAAACACCACCGGAATCCCCCACAGTTACAGGTCAGTTTATTCGCATAAGGTACACCGACGGGATTTATCAGAAAGTAATAATTCCGGTCTAAGGTCAGTTCAATAGGGGTGAAATCAGTTCTGAAGGGCCTATGAGCAAGCGACCCTAAAGGAATAGTATAAAGCAAATCATACTCATCGTAGATTTCAAGGTCAACCGCTTCAGCATCGTTCAGGATCAATGAAACGCCCCGGAGAATATATTTACCTCCTTTGATGTCAGAGTACATCCTCAGTCCGTAGTAATCGCTTGCCGTGACCAGTGTTGATACTTTCTTCCCTGTCCCCGCGTACCGTCCACCAATGTCCCCGGAATAGGCCCGTCGCGCGGGTTCTTTATACTTCATGAGTGCCTGGGACAAGTCAACGCGAAAAGAATTGATAGCATTCTCACGCGCGCGCGTCATTTTCTCCCAAAGGTCCTCACACCCACCGAGAGAATCCAGCATCCGGAGTGACATGCCCTGCAACTCCGAGACATAAAGCCCGCTGTCAGAGATAGCATAATCAGTTGTGAAGTTATCGATACATTCACAATCTTCCGGAGCGAAGCCTATAACATACTGCAAGCAATTTCCGAGGCTCATTTTATTACTCTTTTGGTTCTTGGTTTGACAACTATCACCGTTTTGGGACGGCGGCTGCCGCAGTTACATTTCTCTTCCATAGCTTTAAAAAAGAAGGACACCCAAATTTATAAGTGTCCCTCTATTTTCGGTTAAACGTAACATTTAATTAGCTCCCGCAGGTGAACTGAAGGATACCGGTGTTATCTTCATCACACGGGGCAGGATTAACAGCAAAAACTCCATGAAGCTGAATCTTCGAGGCAAGATAAAACTCATTGCTCTCGCAGGTTTCCTTTGTGATGATGTCATAATATACACCGGGGATGTTCGAGGACTGCTCTGACCACAGGGCATAAACACCGGCCTCGCTCTGTGCATTAACGGGACCGAGAGGGTTCCATGCCTTGTTAATGAAGGCAGCAGCCGTCTTGTGGATCAGGAACGTGGAAGCGGGAGCTATGGTCTCGACGTTCTCCGGGTCCTGGTAAATCTTCTTAATCGTACCAACCTTTGACATTGCGGCCTTACCTGCATCGGTCATTGATTCGTGCATACGGTTGAAGATGTACTGGAACAGGTTTGTTCCGGTGATCATATACGGGTCTTTGATTTTGTTCATCCTGTTAACCAGGTTGAAATATCCCCATATTGAATCGTCCCAGAAGTTCGGAGGAATAGTTGTAATAGTTCCTGCAACGGTTCCTATTCCTGCGTAAGCATTAACCCCGGCATTGGCAACCAGCCCCGTGAGAATATACTGGGCCAGCCACTCATCGAGAGCTTTCTTATGCTGGAGCATGTTGAACATGTAAGCCTCCTGAAACTCAATAGTCCTTTCACGGTATGCTCTTTTGGGCATCTTGAAGGACGTTTCCTGAAGGCATTCAATTTCATACTCCTGGCACATCGGATCGGCATCATCGCCGGTTATTGTACAGTCATCCGAGCAGTCGGTAGTTGTAACGTCACACTTTGCCAGCCATTCAACTGACATGATGCGCTTCTTCTTACCGGTTATCTCGGTCATCCTTACCTGCTGGTTTTCAAGTACCGCTTTAGCGGACTCAACGTCACCAACATTATCAACGTTTGTCTGAGGGTCTGTCCAATGCTTGTCTAACATACCCTGGTACATGGCTAAAAAGCCGCAATCAATACTTCCTATTTGGCTCATTTTGATTTAAATTTTTCGTAAGACTCCGTTATCGCTATACGATCTTCGGGGGTCTTTGCGGCCTTTAAACGAGCGAAATATTCATCGTCGTTTGTCGGTGCTTTTACCGGAGGCTTGCCTGGTTCACTATGATTGCCTGTTGATGAGCGCGGCTCTGCTACTTCAAAATCAAAGAATCCTGAAGCAGTCTCACGGGCGTAGTCCTCAAATGTGACCTTATGTCCGTGACTGTCTTTAACAGGCTCTCCGTCTTTCAACAGAATAATGTCGCCGTCAATTTCCTCGTAGTCGAACGTGCGGAACTCATCAATGTACTTCTCCTTCCATCTCTGGGCTTTCTTTGCATCAGAGGGCAGGATAGGGCGCAACCTTTCAAGTTCTTCAATGGCCCGGCGTTCGATCTTTGACATGATAGTCTTTTTCTGAAACTCTTTTTCTTTTTCAGCGATCTTATCGGCCAGTTCTTTGTCTTTGGCTTTCAGTTGCTTTTCCCATTCGTGCTGTTGACGCAAAAAGTCAGGATGTTTGGTAATGTCATCTTTCGTTCCTTGTGCCTCGGTGATTTTCTCTGTAAGAATAAAATCAACAAGCTCAACCCCTTCAAGATCAGATTCAACACCATACTTATCTTTTACCGCTTTCTCAATCTTAGATGCGCCTTCTTTCACGCCCCTCTTAAATTGGTCAGAACCGACACCTCCGAGTTTTTTTACTCTTTCAGAATCGGCTTTTTCAGCAATAGATAAATCAGTTAAATCTCCGGCGTCGTTATAAAGGCTTGCCAGTTCCTCAGTGCCGATTTTTAAGGTTTTCGACAAAAAACCCTCAAGAATTTGTTTTTCAGAATCAGTCATTATGTTTTGGTTTGGTGACTTTCTTTACTTCCGGCTTCAGAATTGTCGGTGCTTTGGCAATGATAGGTTTCACTTCACGAACATTGAATTTTTTGTGCATACCCTTTTCGACCATTGCAGCGTATGTCTCATCACTGACAAACTGCACCTTGCCGGTTTTCTTTGAGGTTAGTTCTTTCATTTCTTGGCTTTTTTGGCCGGAGTCCGTTTTGATTTCGAAGGTCCAGGAACTACAGCGGCAGGATCACCACCGGATTCAACAGTCTCTTCAACTTTCTCTGTCATCGGGTCACCCTGCAATTCTGCAGGCATCTCAGGGGTCTTAACTTCAGGCTCTTTGATTGCCGGTTTAATCATCACTGGTTTGATTGTCGGCCTCAGTAGCGGCTTTTCAAGTTCAGCAGGACGGGCTTTCTTCAGGTCTTCTTCTGAAACTGCATTAAAAAAACGGGATGCAATTTTATAAGCGGCTTTGCTTAACTTCTTAGTCTTGCCGTTGATGATTGCTTTTACAAGTTCTTCTCTTGCCATAGAATTTGTTTTGTCAAAGGTAAAAATTTATTTCATTATAAACAATACAATTATTTTACAATGATTTTCGTCATATTGTGATATGATTTTTGTCATAATTATGAATTGAGGCAAAAGAAAAACCCCGGCAACGTATCACCGGGGCGGTCATGCAGACAAGCTACATGAGGGGGATTAATTATTAAACTACAAAACCTTTATCCATCTTATCTTTTATTGCTTCCGCATAATCTCTTTTTAATATCTCAATACATTTTAATATAGAATGAGCAAATAACTCCATATCAATCATTGTTACGTTAGAATATATTGAATTTGCTAAGTCATTACCGTATGTCATAGATATGCTAAACGTAGTTTCACATTCATCGGTAAACGCTACTGGGTCAACAAAAATTTCTAACATAGCATTTTCAAAATCATCCAAATATTCAATCCGTTCATCATCGCATTTAATGGATTGTAAATCTAACATTATTTTCATATCTCTATATTTAATTTAAAGCCCCCGAACTGTGCGAGAGCCGGGGGCTTAGGGTTACATAACCGTTAATTTCCTTTTGTGTCTCTCGCACAAACACAATTCAAAGATAAACTATTTTTTTAATATGCAATACCTTTTACTGATTATTTTGTGCCTTAATCATTCTTTCAGCAATAGAATCTACTAACCACGAAATCCAGTGACGGCAATTATATCCGCCCCGGTCAGTCAGGGGATCATAACCCGGATACGACAAATAACTCGGCACTTCGTCCTGATTTTTCTGCTTAATCTTGTAGCCTTCAGGATAAACGCCCTGCGACGGGGTCCAGGTTCTCCACTTTTCGGCATCTTCACGTTTGAACACTTTGTTATTATGAGCAACGCAGAAGTCACGGCTGTCTTTAACCAACCCTCCCTGATAGATAAAATACTTCATCCCGGTTTCGTCTGCCATAGCAGTTGAGTAGGCACTGGCATACTGATGATAAACGTCGTGAGCATAGCGGTTAAACTGCCGTTCAATACCCCCTATTTTGCCTTCGTCACCGTTAATTATTGTGTTCAGACCTTTGATGTAGTCTTTCATTGGTATCTGAGCAGTCACCGCCTGAGCAGTCATTTGCTTTACTTCCAAAAGTAAGGCTTCATTCTTTATTAAAGTGTCAAAGAATCCGCCTGAGACAATCGATCCGCCGTCCAGTCCTAACCTCAGTCCCATCTTCTTAGAGACACTTGCGGCAACGGCCTTAAAAGTAGCAGGGGTTTCTAATCCCATCATAACCTGAAAATAGTTAATCGTCCGGGAGTTTATCCCTGATAACGTGCCTCCGACTTCTTCAACAAATGCAACTCTCTGTCCGTTCTGAAAGTCATTATAGACTTTATCCAGTGACGAAAGTATCCGGAAGTTTTTGAGGGTGCTTCTGATTCGCCCGTTGCTCATATCCAACTGAGGGATGATTTCAGCGGTAATCTTCGACAGTAGCATTCCCTGCATCTTCCGCAAACGAACATTAAGAGCCGTTTCACTTGCGGTCAGAAATTCATCTTTACGACGGATCAGTTCTTCAATTCTCTTTGGCAGACGCATATAGTTCTTTTTTCATCCTCGAATACGTCGAGATAGCACTTTCAATATTGAAGTCCTCTATACAAAGATACTTAAAATACAGAAATATGCTTTCTTCAATCGTCACAGCTGGCACAAGTCGTCTTTGACCTTCGACCCAGAAGAACATACCAGTATCCTCAAATGAGTTGCGGTAGAACTTCTCAATTACGCTTATGTATTCTTTTTTGCGGGGCACGGGTATATTGTAATCTTGTTTTACGATCTGTTTTATTCAAGGTCTGTGAGGTGATGTGATTGACTTGTACGGCACAAATAAGATAGTGATCTATCCCGGCACGTTTCAACTGTTCTGCATGCACGTTATCAGAGTACCAAAACTCATAGGCTTCATCCAAAGGATAGATTTTATCCCATACTGATTTATGCTGAAAGATACACCAACCACAAAAAAACGTGCCTATCGTGTATCCTTTGTAAGCCTTGTAATCGTTTGGCATGCCATAATGTGAACGGCTCTCGCTCCGGGCACAGGCTGAAAGTATCCCGTTTGCCTCCATAATACCGCCAATCTCTGACCAGCCTTTCATGAATATCACGTCATTGTTGGATAAGATTTGAACGTCGCCGGTACGATATTTTAATCCTTCATTTAAACAGGCGTTGTAATTAAATGGTTTGTTCCAGAATATTGTCTGATTTACTCCCCGGTATCGCGCACGGGTAGCGGTTTCAATTAAGATCACATTCACATCAGCCCCGTCAGCTAAACAGGAATCAATAGCCCGTTGTGTCATCTCAACTAAGCCGTGATCCTTTGAGGCTGCTACTATGATAAGGTCGTACTTCAAAATATATAAACGTTTCCAGGTGTTGACTGATTCAATCCGATATGTTTCATCGCATAATCTTTCAGGTAAATCGGAGGACATCCGTGTTGACGGTAAAAACCACCGATTGAATAATCGCCTTGTTTCAGGTGAACAAAATCATCACATAGCATGGTAACATACTTCGTCGGAGCCAACTGAAAAGCTCCGCCGGTGTGGGATACATATTCAACATTCAATCCTCCTATCTTTCGCCGTGAAAGAATCCGGGGATAGAAGTTAGGATCAATCAGCAGGTCAGGTGGTGAGACAGCATGAGGACCGTTCTTTTCAATGAACTCGACGATCTTCGCAATGATATCCTCTGTGACGGTTTCAACGTCGTTGTCAAGTTTGAGAATATAATCATAGTCCTGCAACTGCTGAACGCCGTAATAAAAGGCTGCTGCTATGCCTTCATTCTTACCTAACTCAATCCGATTGCGGTCTTTTAACCACTCCAGCGTTCCGTCAGTTGATCCGTTGTCAATGAATAAATGAAAATCAACTCCGGTCTTTTCTTCGAAGCTCTCTATTGTTCGCTTGGTGAGTTCAAGGCGGTTATAGGTGATTGTTATTGCTGCTACTGTTGGCATATACTTAATATTATTTTTGTTTTGACGGTCACGTTGTTAATATTTGTAAGATGAATTTTATGTTTATCTTAATATTACATATCATAATTGCCGGGTATGTGCATCACAAAATACTCAGGCGTTGCAATCTTACCATACTTCCGTGACTTCATCATCAGTGATTGATTGAAGTGATGATCATGAGCATACCCCCGGTGTGCCCATCTTGCACCCAGCTCACGCTTATGGCAGATGTTTGATGTTCCGTTCATACCTAACTTCCGTATGTCACAAGTGCGCTCAACCCATTCACCGCCGGAGAAGATCAAATCATTAAAGAACACCCAGTCATACTCACCCAATCCTTCAGCTATTTTCCTTAAATGACCGTCGCCCCAAAAGTCGTCAATGTCAAGGTAAGCAATAAATTCACCTTTTGCAAGCTCAAGTCCCGTGTTTCGTGGCGCGCCGTCCCACAATGGAGCTTTCTGAATCTTCACGGCCTCAACTCTCGGATCAGTGAATTGCTTCATTATCTCCATTGTCAGATCGCACCCATCAGCAATGACCTTCAGTTCAAAGTCAGTGTAAGTCTGATCCAATACAGACCGAACAGCACGGACAAGTTTTTCATCACGACGGGAGGCCGCACCCGGATATTGGCCTAAGAACGAGGGAATAACACAGGTAAATTTCATTCTTCAGGCTCATTAAATTGAACAACCGGCTCTTTTGGTTTGGCTCCATCCATCTTTGCAATGTACTCTTCCGTCTTAGCTTTCACCCTCTCGGAGATGTATTCTTTTGCCATGTCATAAATCCATTGCTTTTCTTCGATCTCCAGTTCATTGAAGATCGATTCAAGATTTGCCCACAGGACAGCGTTATACTTAGTCGTCAGCCCCTGTGATATCAACAGTCGGACATTTTCTTCGCTGTAGCCCCGGAACGGATTGTAATCATTTTTTATCCTGATGACCTTCAGTTCTTCGGGCCGGTCAGCGTACAGGAGTTCGTTAATGTCATCCTCTATTTTCGCAATGGTCGATGTTGAGGCTCCGGCATCTTTTGCCTGTTTCAATTCAAGCATCAACTCGGTCTGTGATTTAAATTTAAAATCCTCCGGATACTGGTGTTGAAGAATTATCCCGTCCCCCATGTCAACAAACGTTGCGATATCTTCAACCACAAACTCCCATGTAGTCGAAAGCGACTGAGCAAACGGGCGCAGGGTGTCGTTAACATTGTCCTCTGTTATTCGCACTTCTGTTGCTGTTGAACTCAGTTCATTCCGGGTCATCAGCTCTTTGTTGAACATCATCAGGAACACCGAAGCCCGGAGATTCTGAACATACTGCTCCTGAAATTCAAGTAACTCAATCGGAGGTGATTTATAAACAAGCAGCTTTTCGAGGTCAATCATCTCAACAGGATCGCGCGGCAAGTCCAAAGTGACAACATCCATTGTCGATGAATGAATCGGTTCTTTCCCCGTTCCGCCGCAGGTTCCACAAGCCTTGCCATCTAACAACGTTCTTGCTCCGTGACATTCAGGACAGGGATTGACATAGCGGAACCTCTGAGGGAAAGCCGTCATAGCCGTCGAAAGATCAAGCTCTGAGTCGATTTTGAGCGTCTTACTCAGGTAAGGAATCACATCATGAAAAGCTGATATAAACGTCCGACCCTGAGTCTCGCCGTCAGGCTTATAGCCAAATCGCCGTGCCGGGACCTTCTTTCCTTTCGGTTTAAAAAATTCGACAAGATAGTATTTACCTGCTATCTCAACCCCACCCGGAAGGTCTGAGGTAATATCTATAGTTGGTTTATCTTCGACCTCAGTAAACTGGATTGTATCCTCACCCAGATAAATAGTGTACTTAAACCCTTCTTTAGGTTTGCCCTCTTTGTCAATCCATGAAATCGGAAGCCGGACAACCAGGTACTGAAGGATATTGTTTTTGAACTCGAACATTATAGCTTGCTCCGATGTAGCGATAAACGGATAAGGCTTTGCTTTCTCAACCTTTGGATCAAACGCGTCAAACTCAGTGATCAGAAAAGCGTTTGGATCAATATAGTTGTAATCCACATAAGCATATTCCAGGAACTTTTCAAGCGATCCGTCACCCCAGTAAGTGCTTATGCGATCTTCGACTAACTTCAGATTCTCTTCAGGCTTTTCAGCGTCCCAGTCAATCATTCTTACCTTCGGCTTCTTTCTTACGGCCTTCTGAAATGGCAGCTTTGTAGATGCGAGTGTCGGAGGGATGATTGAGTTTGTCAGTCGCTTCCGTTGCTCAAACTCATCTTCTGATTCGCGGGTAACAATTCTTTCCAATAGGTCGCTTATGCCGTCACCCGTGACCATTTTGTAATACTTATCCGCTAATTCACAGACACGCTTGTAATCTTTGTGTCTGACACCCCCGGCAATAATTCGCCTGAGTTCCTGAAATCCTTCGAGTTTATTCATTTGTAATAGTTATTATATACCTCAACTATCAGATAATCTAGTGTATCGGAGCAATGCCCGTATTTCTGATATTTATCACCCGTTTCTTTATCAGTTACAATGTGTTTGTCTTTCGCCCCGTTAATGTCCTGTTTGACATACATCATATCCGCGATCATTAACTTACAGCCTTCATCAATGACTATCTTTATCGGTAACTTCTCTTCAAAGATACGATTTATAAAGTCACGACGTTTTGTTACTGACGGATTTTGCCGGGCCATCCGTGCCGAAGTCTTATTTAAAAATCTCCTTAGTTTAAACTCAATGATCTCATAGTGATGTTTAAACTCTTTATTCATCGTTGAACGTGCCTTGCCCGAAGCATCGCCATAATAGTAAATTGTTGACTGATGATGCGCATATCGCATTAAAATCTCATCACAGACCTCTTCTGTTGAGTTCCTGGGGTTCTGAAGGGCGATCTCATCAATGCAATACGAATACCAGACCTCACCTTTTCGTTCAAACTGCCAAATAGAACACGAGTTATAAGGCACTGAGTTCTGGTCAAAAGAAATATGCAAAGGCTTTGTTTTGTCGTATTCACATTTACCAACGTGTTTCAGCCGGTCAAATGAAGAATAGAATTCTCCCCCGACAAGCGTAAAAGGATTTGCATATATCAATGCCCGGCCCCGTTCCTCGGTATTGTTTGCAAGTATGTTATTGATATAATTCTCCCCGACGTTGTGAACGTTATGCCAAGTTGAAGAGATACACACAAACTTGTCATCTATCCGCTTGTAAAAGAAATCCGTTTTACTGTAAATCTTCGACGTGATTTCGTCAAGGTATTCTTCGAGTTTGAACCAGGTGCTTATCCAGTCAACCTTTGCCGGTGATGTAGCAATGAACAAAGGATTATATTGCTGCTCCGGTGTTCCCTTATCTGACAATTCACCGTCAACAAGAAACATCCCTTTTTGCCTGATACGTGCAATGATTATCTCTTTAACATCTGATTCGTCCGTATCCTTTGTTTCATCCAATACAGCCCAACCAAATTCTTTTCCTTCGTGTGATGCTGCCCGTTCAAGTGAACCGATAAAAATAACACATCCATTGATAAAAGAGATGATCCCATAATAGTCATCAAAGTTATGACCTTCGACATTAAAGTGTGACGGCGGTTTCTTCCCTACAACATAGTGACCTTCAGGATGCGATTCTTTATCATATTCGACGATTCCGATTGACTTCCAGTATTCACGAATGCGAAATAAAGTTGACTGAACGAGCTGTAAATATGTGTTCGCCCCCACAAAGCCCCGGACCTTTGGAAACTTTCTGATAAGCTGATAGGTCTTTATTCCAAGTAAATGAGTTTTTCCCGATCCAACGCCTGAGAGAAATAAATTAATCGGAGCCGTTGACTGCAATATGCTTTTTTGTGGGGCTGATACAACTTGCTCTATCATTTGATGATTATATCAGGCAGTTTGGGAAGCTCTTTAACATTTAAGTCCATCTCCGACCTCTCAATATAGCCGCGTTTCTTGCCCTTTGTTTTTAAATAAAATATTGTGGCCGTCGTGTCCTTTTCTTGTATTTGCTTATGAAGCATCGATTCTGCAAAGTCAAGTGCAACGTCGGATAGATCATCAACGGCCTTGCGGTATTCTGCGTCTTCATTGTACCATTCGTAATGCGTCTTACGAGCAATATCGACCTCCTTACAAGCAATGGTAACAACACCGAGAGACTTCTCAAGTGCCTTAATCATTTCGGCCTTTTTTATATTGTTACCTTTTGACACTAACTTAAATTAATATACCGTTCTTTTTTATCTCAATCGTCGGGTCAAGTTTTCGCATCCGGTCAACTATCACCTGACAATACTTCGGGTCTATCTCCATGCCATAGCACTTGCGGTTAAGCTGGTGGGCTGCAACCATTGTAGTGCCACCACCCAAGAATAGATCAATGACCAAGTTCTCTTCGTCACTGCTATTTTCTATTCCAAAGCCAACCATTGCTGTCGGCTTCTCTGCTGTATGATTACGGTCTTGAGTAGATCGTGGGTATCTCCATATATTAGGCTTACCATTTACAGTTCTTTCACCTGCCATACCAGCCTTGCCTATTACTTTCTTACTTGTTGGGGAATTGGCTATAAACCAAATCATCTCGTAACATTGCTGATACATTGCGCCAAGACCACCATCACCCTTATCCCAAATACATAGGTTTTTAGCGGTTAGTGATACCGACTTGAACGCCCGCTGAACTGCAAATGCAGAGTGCCAATCACAACAGACATAGATATGACCAAATTGTTTTGTGTTATCTTTAATGGCATCAAAAAGTTGAATGAAGAACGGCATGACCATATTCTCATCAGTCACACCTGCCACTCCCGTACTATTCCCAAATAAAGCATACGGCGGGTCGGTAAATACCATATCCGCCTTCTGCCCGTTCATCAGCTTTGCCACACTGTCGCTGTCCGTGCTATCCCCGCACAACAATCTGTGCTGCCCTATCTCGAACAGGTCACCGAGAACAATATCCGTCTTTATCTCGTCGGGGATCTCGTAGTTGTCCTCTTCGGCCTCGGCCTTATTCAGAGCAAAGTCAGGTATCTCCAGCCCCCACTCGGCAAGCTCAACGGTGTCCCACTCATTGGCAAGCGTGTCCCAATCCCATTCACCAAACGGCACATTGTCCTCAATGATAAACCTGCGCTTCTCCTCTTCCGTAAGCTCGTCCGCCCGCTTAACCCATGCGTCGGG